GTATCCGCATGGAATACATAAGCTGCACCACCTTTTTCAAGGTGGTCAGCCATACACTTGAATGAAGCAAGAAGAAAGTTGTAGAATTCTTCATTTTTCATACTGTCATTCTGAATGGTAAGTCCGCTGGAACTCTTGAAAGAAACTCCATATGGGGGATCAGTCAGAATGAGGTTTGCCTTCGTATCTCCCATAAGAGCAGTTACATCTTCCACCGATGTTGCATCACCGCACATCAGCTTATGTTTTCCGACAGTCCAGATATCGCCACACTGTACAAATGCAGCCTTTTCAAGCGCTGTGGTAAGGTCAAAATCATCGTCTTTGACTTCATCACCGCTGTTTGTATCAAATAAATCAGCAATTTCAGATTCATCGAAACCAGTCAAACCAAGGTCAAATCCAAGATTCTGTAACTCTTCCATCTCAACAGCAAGCAGTTCATCGTCCCAGCCAGCGTCCAATGCCATACGGTTATCAGCAAGGATATATGCTTTCTTCTGTGCTTCCGTCATATGGTCAACAAATACACATGGGATTTCTGAAATGTTTTCAGCCTTTGCAGCTTCAATCCTGCCGTGTCCGGCAAGAACGTTGTATTCCTTGTCAATGATGACAGGATTCACAAATCCAAACTCACGGAGGGAAGAACGGAGTTTCAGAATCTGTTCCTTATTGTGCGTTCTGGCGTTATTGGCATAGGGTACTAACTTGTTGATGTCAACAAGCTGAAATTCTGTAGTTGTGGTCATCTGTAATTCCTCCTCTGCTGGATTCTGAGCATACCTCTTCGGGCGGCATCGATATTACCTTTGACAGCCTGTCCTTTTATCGTACGGTATTGCTGCTTGGTAAGATAGGGTCTGTTATTTTTCAACTCTCTCCAAAAGTTATTATCTGCTTTCATAAAATCTCACTTTCTGCTTCTCAGCAATTTTTCCATCATATCTTCCTGCGGATTGCCCTGAAATTCTACAGAACAATTTTCACGGACTATCTGAAAAATCTGATTCCAGATTTGGTTTGCCTGTTTCATGTAATTCTGTGACATCGCTACATAGGGAGAGGCAATTGCCGCACCAGTTGTAGGATGTTTTGAAATATATCCGTACTTGGTGACGATCTGCTCGCAGTGAATCCAACGGGAAATACTCATGGCATACTGTTCCACAAGCTGACGGCTGACAATTTTCTCGCAGGAACGTTCTTTCAGCCATTGATAGGTTTCTGTATACACATCATCTGCGAGAAGTTTCGTGCCGTCACGCTGTAATTCTTTCATGAAATCTCTGACAGGCGGTGTTTCAGCGGATTCTATATCCGCAGGCTGCATCATAACTTCCGCCGATTTTCCCTTAGCAATTTTTTCCGTGAGTGCCTTTCTTGGTCTGCCTGCACCCGGTCTTGCACCGCCTCGGTTAGTACCGTCTCTTGCCATGATGTCACCGCCTTTCATAAATCAAAGAAATTCAAACAAAACTTAAAATCGGGCATAAAAAATGCCGACTGTAAAAGTCGGCAAAGTTAGATGTTATCGGTGTTTTTTCGTATTTATATCTCTGAGGGGTCAATAGGGTGTTTGAATACCCATTTTTGTGCGTGAGAGGGCCCACCGGTCAATGTTTTGTCCATTTTTAGAGGTTTTTATACCCCCGGGGCCTTTTCAGTATGTATAAACAGGGTTCTTATCTTCCACCCATGTCTTTTTATCGTGACAGGGTTTGCATAGGGCTTGCCAGTTGGATTCGTCCCACATCAAAGCAGGGTTGTTACGATGTGGAATGATATGGTCGACCACAGTTGCAGGAACATATCGTCCTTGCTGCAGGCAACGTACACACATTGGGTGCTTGTGGAGGTAAGCTTTGCTGAGTCTACGCCACTTGCTGTTGTAACCACGCTTTGCAGCTGACGGTCTGTCAGGCTGTTTGTGTTTCTCGCAGTATCTTTGTCCTGCATCAACAAGCTGTGGGCAGCCTGGGTAACCACAAGGGTGTTTACTCTTCTTCGGCATTGCAACATTCCTCAAGATATCTGTCAAGCGACTTCAACGCCTCACCGTGAAGATTCTTCACAAATCCTACGCTCACTTTAAGCTTGTAAGCGATCTTGTTCCAGCCGTAACCGAGGCAGTAGCGATAGTGGAGAAGCGTATACTGCATTGGGTCATCAACGTTTAAAAGTTCATTTATTAGATGAACACGATGAATTGCGTAATCAGATGCCTCGTCCATAAGGTCAACGATAAGTTCCTCAACGGTTTCAATGGCATTCTGATTTGAGAGGTTGTTAATGGCGTTCTTCAGGTATTCCGCCTGTCCATAACATTCCTTGGTTTCACTTTCAAGCTTCTGAATTGTTCTTAGATATTCTCTTGCTTTCATACTGTACCTCCGTCAGGGTATAAAAATAACCGCTGGTTTTATCCAACGGTTATGTATAATTTTCTATAGTATCATTTTACCACATATCAAAACGAAAATCAAGCGACATTGAACGACATTTCCCGACATCTTTTAAAGCGTATCAAAATCTGTCATGTGGGGGTGCTTTTTCAGGATTTCATCCAGATGTTCAATTCCGGCATCACGGATTCTCTGAATCTGTCTTTGTGAATAGTTGTATTTGGCAGCGGTTTCTCTTTGTGTTTTGAAATGCAGGAAAAGGTCAGTCAGTATCTGCTGTTCCATCAGATTTTCAAGATGAAAAATACAGTTTTCAATTTTATGATTGACTGCAACGTACTCAGCCTTCAATTTTTCTGTTTCTTCGTTGTATGCATCGATTCTGTCCAGACCACTTACAAAGCCTGTATTGTTTCTGCTGCCAGGAGAGCCGATCCGGTCACCATAGTGCATAGAAGGGGAGGTCAGCTGAACGTACATCTCGTGGGCATTTGTGATTCTCATATTGATGATATGCTTATATTTTGTTGGAAGATTCAACATTTCCCTGGCATCCATTCCAGACTTCCTCCTTGATTTTATTTGTAATATATTCTGCGTTTATGGTCGTCAGCATCTCATACCAGCCTGAACAGAAGAAACGTTCGAGGATTTTTATTTTCTGAAGACGATCTTCATTTCGGGGATATTTTTTCAAGTCTTTTAGTACTGTTCGGTAATCGCTATATGCTGTCAATATAATTGCATTTGCAAGATGCTGATATCCGTTCATTTATTTCAACCTCGCTTTCACTGCATGAAGCATTGCCGACTGTGTTTTATCTTTGTTTTCCAGAGCGGTCATGA